GTATGAGGAATTTGAATACATCCTGCGGACTGATGGGCGTTGGTACGTGTCCGACCATGATGGGGAATTCGTAACTCTGGCTGAAGCCCTTGTCAAGGCACAAGTGCCTGCCTAAATTTGACAAATAATCGGTTTGGGCATATAATAGTCACATAGACAGTTAGATAACGGAGCAAACGAAATGACTTTCCAAGAAGCAATGGTAGTGGTTAACGACTATAAGACCAACTACGGCCACCCGGGCCTGCTGGAAACCCTGGAAGATATGCGGGAAAATACTGAGTGGCTGGACAGAACCCAGCGTCAGGCTTTCAGGGTCGTGTTTTTTGAAATGGCCCGTTTGTTTGCCCCGGCCTGAAATTTGACAATAATTCGTTTTGGTACTATAATAGAGTCTTAGACAGTCAACCAACGGAGCAAATATGAAGATCGTGATCCAGACCCAAATCCGCGAAAACTACGGTTCGGCTGACCAGCCCTACTGGAAGTGCAAGGGTGGTAGCACCTTCGTTGTTCCTGGTCTGACTCCGGCCCAGGTGTCCCGTGTCCAGCGTGACGGCATTCCCACCCTGGAAGCCCTGATTGGCTCCATGACCGATATGTACGAGGAGTATGTGGTGGGTCACTCCATCGTGGAGGACACGGCAGTGGTTTGCGAACCCTGGGAAACCCCCTACGAACTCCGCTGGATCGGTGGTCGTTGGGTGGCCAATCGCACCGTGGAGAACGGTGAGTATGGCTATATGAACTCCAAGGTCGAACGCAAGACCGAAGAGTATGATATGGAGATGGGTGGCGGCGTGGCCAACTATCGTGTGGTCTACACCATGCGTAATGGTGATGTTATCACTGGCGACCAAGTGGCCCAGTATTTCCAGCAAGCCGCCTAATCTGAAAACCAAGAAAGGAAATTTTATGAATAAGCAAGCCGCCATGAACACTGCAATGATTGTGTTGGCATACGGACTTAGCGGTGCAGGATTTGCCGCCATGATGATGATTGCACCCCTGTTCACCATGATTGGGATAGGCGTAGTGGGTCTAGTGTTTCTGGTACGGTCCATCTACAACATCGAATGTGGCCGAATCAAGTGTGAACAGAGCCAGGAAGAACTTCGTAAGTTCCGCTGAAATTTGACAATAATTCGGGTTTGTCATATAATAGTGTCTTACACAGTTGCAAAGGAGATATCGCAATGGATCAGGTTCGCATCATTCGTGGTGATTTCAAGGGTCAAACGGTCCACAACACCACGTTCCGCATGCTCCAGCCCGTCCAGACCAACCGTAAGGGTGCCTTCATTGTGGTGAAAAATGAGGGTCAACTTGAGGGCGGCAAGACCATCCGTATTAGCGTAGAAACTATGAATGATTTTGAATATGTAAAGGGTGCCCGTGCCCAGGCAGCCGCCGATGCCATCCAGTTTACCCCTGTGGCCCAGGCCGTCACTGAGGCAGTACCTGCCGAGTCCGACGACCAGGCCATGGATCGTATCGCCACCCGTTTCGCCATTCTGGATGAAATGAGCCGTGCCGCTATCAATGGCGACATTCGTGCCATGATTGTGAGTGGCCCCCCTGGCGTGGGCAAGAGTTTCGGTGTGGAAACCCAACTGGAGAAGGCCAGCCTGTTCGACAAGTTGGCTGGCAAGAAAATCCGTTTTGAGATTGTCAAGGGTGCCATGACCCCCTTGGGTCTGTACGCCCAACTGTACAAGTTCAGCGATCCGGGCAATGTGCTGGTGTTTGATGACTGCGACAGTGCCTTCGGTGATGAACTGGCCCTGAACATCCTCAAGGCTGCACTGGATTCGGGCAAACGCCGCCGTATCTTCTGGAACTCGGACAGTGCCATGCTCCGCCGCGAAGGCATCCCTGATAGTTTTGAGTTCCGTGGTAGTGTGATCTTCATCACCAACCTGAATTTTGAGAATGTGCGTAGCAAGAAGATTGCCGACCACCTGGAGGCACTCCAGAGCCGTTGCCACTACCTTGATCTGACCATCAACAGTGAGCGTGACAAGATGCTCCGCATCCGTCAGGTGCACCGTGATGTTAGCCAGGACCAGATCGGCGGTCTGTTCGCTACTTACGATTTTGCTGGCAACGAGGCTGACCAGGTTCTGGACTTCATGTGGGAGAATCGTGCCCGCCTGCGTGAAGTGTCGCTCCGCATGGCACTCAAGATTGCCGACCTGGTCAAAATTAGTCCCAGCAATTGGAAGGTTCTGACCCAGAATACTTGCATGCGTAATGCCTGATTTTTCCCGTGATGTTTCCTTAGCGGATCAGCCATGATCCTTGGCCCGGTGGTAACACCGGGCTTTTTTATTTGTGCGTAGATATTGACAAATGCTCCCTAAATAAGTAGAATCTTATACAATGAGAACCTGTAAGATCATCATTCGTGATGAAGTAAATGCCAAGATAGAAGGCCTTGAACTGGCAGAACGGCGGCACCTAAGCCGAATGTTTGAATACGAAATACCTGGTGCCAGGTATTTGCCTGCAGTCAGACTGGGACGCTGGAACGGCAAAGTGTCCTATTTTCAACTGGGTGGCAGTACGTACATCAACCTGCTAGAAGAAATCATTCCGTTCCTGAGTGAGCGTGGATATGATGTAGAACTGGAAGACCTGCGTGAATATCAAACCACATTCACATTCAATCCAGTGGATGAACAGACCTTCGCGCACAAGACCTGGCCCAAAGGTCATCCCGCCGCAGGTCAACCCATCGTGATGCGTGACTATCAGGTCAATATCATCAACCAGTTCCTGTCCAATCCACAGTGCTTGCAAGAAGTGGCCACTGGTGCTGGCAAGACTATTATTACTGCCGCACTGAGTTATAGTTGTGAAGCCATGGGACGCAGTATCGTGATTGTGCCCAATAAGAGTCTGGTCACTCAGACTGAGGCAGACTATGTGAACCTGGGTCTAGATGTGGGTGTGTATTTTGGAGACCGCAAAGAAATGGGCCGCACTCACACCATCTGCACCTGGCAGAGCCTGAATAACCTACTAAAGAACACTCGCAATGGTGAAGCTGATGTTACCATTGGTGAGTTTATAGAAGGTGTAGTCTGTATTATTGTAGATGAGGTTCATCAGGCCAAAGCTGATGCACTCAAACAAATGCTCACAGGAGTCATGAGTCAAGTTCCCATTCGCTGGGGACTAACTGGTACTATCCCCAAAGAAAAGTATGCCAGCCAGGCCTTGTTTGTGAGCCTGGGTCCTTGTATCAACCGACTCAGCGCCAGTGAACTACAAGACCAGGGTGTACTGGCACAATGTCATGTGAACATTGTGCAATTGCAAGATGGTGTAGAGTTCAGTAACTATCAAAGTGAACTGAAACATTTGTTAGAGGACAGGAAGAGGCTAGACAAGATTGCCCAATTGGCACAAAGTGTCGCAGAATCAGGCAATACTCTGATCCTGGTTGATCGTGTGGCGGCTGGTGAGGCATTGGTTGAACGTTTGCCTGGTAGTGTGTTCATCAATGGTAGTACAAAACTGAAAGAACGCAAGGAAGAATACGATGAGGTGGCGACGGCATCTAACAAGATTTTGGTGGCGACTTACGGTGTGGCCGCTGTGGGTATTAATATTCCAAGGATTTTTAATCTGGTACTTTTGGAACCCGGAAAGAGCTTTGTCCGAGTTATACAGAGTATTGGGCGAGGCATTAGAAAAGCGGAGGACAAGGATTTTGTCCAAATCTGGGACATAACTAGCAGTTGCCGTTTTGCCAAACGACACCTCACCAAGCGTAAAGAATTTTACCGGGAAGCTAACTATCCCTACGAAATAGAAAAGTTAGAATACAAATGATAAGATACAAACATGAAAATATTGACCCTTGAAGATCAGAGTTATAATCTGGAGACATTACCTGATGAAATAGATGACCTGCGTTTTGCTATTTTAGATAACAGCAATCCACACAATGTAGATTATCACTATATTCCACTAATTTTTCTAGAAAGTTTCAATAGCCCGGCACTGGTACTACGCATTGATGACCAAATAATCAAGATGCCACTAGACTGGCAGATTTTAATTGGTGAACCTGATTTTGGTGATCTGGAAACTGTGCCACTAACCAGCATCAATGATCGTGGGTTCAAAGCATACCAGTTTAATCCACTCAGTGCATTCAGGCCCAGTTTTCTTGATATAGAAATAATAGATGTATATAATGATGTGACATGGTATGCTCCCAGACTCAGAAACGGACAGTTTTTATGTGTGCCCATAGAGGATTGCGAGAAGCCCAGATGCATTTATTTTGTCAAAGAAATCAGCCGCAACTGTGAGATTGTAGATTATGCCCAAGCCTTCTAAAGCCGTCAGTGCCGACTTCAAGTTTCAGAACCAAGACTTTGACTTGTTCCAGGCCATTGAGGCTGTGGATCGCAAGAACTATAGCTGGTACAGTGGACTCACAGAAGAACAACAGCGCAAGTTTGTGCCCTACATGATGCTGCACTGGATCAGCGCAGTCAAGGGTAATCTGGACGGATATTATCTACTGAGTACTGATATTCATGCCAACAAATACATGTTCAATGAGCGTGTGCAACATCATCCAGAACTACAATGGCTCATGTTATGTGCAAGTAGTCCCGGTCGTGGCAAACAGTTCCATCAGTGGATTCCACATTTGAGCGAAAAGATAGGCAGTTTGCGTGAGCCCGCCAGCACTAAAACTGTAGCAGATTACTTCACCAAGATTTATCCAGGCACCGATCAGAACACAATCAAGGAAGTAGCACAAGAATTCACACAGCAACAGAATCATAAACAGCGTTTGGCACAAATTTTTCCTGATATGAAGGTATCGGACATTGAGGTTCTATCACAGTTTGTGACCCAGCAAGACATTGAGCAATATGAGCAAGACAGTGGCGGATGAAGTTGAGCGTAAATGTGAGCATTGTGGTCGCACATTTCAGAGGGACACCACACTGCTAAAACACATGTGCGAGCCCAAACGCAGGTGGATGGATCGTGACAGGCCAGCCAATCGCATTGCATTTAATTCTTGGCAACAATATTACCAGACATGCCATCCTAACAAGCGTAATTTAGACTATGCAGTGTTCATGAAAAGTGCTTATTACGCCGCATTTGTCAAATTTGGCAGTTACTGTGTTGACATTCGTGCTGTGAATCCAGCCGCTTATGTGTCATACTTGATCCGAAATCGGGCACCACTGGATAACTGGAACAGTGACCGAAATTATACTCGTTATCTTGTGGAGTATTTGCGTTTGGAAGATGGACTTGAAGCAGTCAAACGTAGCATTGACCACATGCTTACACTGGCTGAACAAGAAAATATCAAATTATTGGATGTGCTGAGATTTGTTAATCCCAATCGTATCTGCCATATGATCACTGTGGGTCACATCAGTCCCTGGGTTTTGTATCACAGTGATAGTGGGAGAGAATTCCTGAGCAATCTAAATGCAGATCAGGGCGCACTCGTGATGGATTATATTGACCCCGAACGCTGGCAAATAAAATTCCTGCGTGAATCGCAACAAGTAGCAGAAATACAGGCACTGTTAGAACAAGCCAATCGTGTATGAAATTTACCAGCGATATTGATATTGATTTTGCTGACCGTGATCTGATACTGGGGCATATCAAGCATACTCCTGCAAGCATACGCAAGGATACAGAAGTTCGCCGGCATAACACTGGGGTGTATGTAACAGACATACCCTATGACCCAGTGCATAATATTGCGGCAATAGATTATCAGGAAGCCGAAAATCGTGGTTATGTCAAGTTAGATTTGCTAAATGTCTGGGTCTACCAATGGGTTCGTGACGAACAGCATTTGGTAGAGTTGATGCGAGAGCCACACTGGTATAAACTGAAAGACCGTGAGTTCTTTGAACAGTTGATTCACCTAAAGAATCACTATGAAACATTATGTAGCATGCCAGAGCCAGTTGATAGCATACCCAGATTGGCCATGTTCTTGAGTGTAATAAGACCAGGCAAGCGCCACCTGATTGGAAAATCCTGGTCTGAAGTGGCTAAATCAGTCTGGATCAAACCCGAAGATGGTAGTTATTATTTCAAGCAAAGTCACGCTATTGCCTATGCACATCTAGTGGTAGTGCACATGAATTTGCTAGAAGAAAATCCTAAGGCATGCGTTTCACCAGAGTAATACTACGGCGTTTTACTCTTTTTTTGGTGAGTTCGTTCATGCTAGTTGCAGGGCCGTGAAGTATTATTAGGCCCTTGTTATTGAATGTACGCAGATAGGGTCTGAAAACTCCCCAATCTTCACGCAAAAATAGGTTGATGGGTATCAACCTATTGCTTTCCCACCACCAGGTTTCCCCTAGTTCCAGGAATAATTTTCTCAAATCCTGGCTGACAATGCTGCCATAATCATAGAATGTGGTTATGGTCTCATCACGGTTCTGTATAACGCCCACGTATTCCTGCCCAGCATAGCTTAATACGCTTATGAAAGGATGCGTGTCAGTCAATTTTTGGAAAAAATCATTAATCATAAATACAATGTAAAGGATCCGAACCGTGGCAGCACAAACCCCAGTCTATTTATACAACCAAAGGCAGTATGTAGTTTTATTGGAACCGGATGCCCGCGCAACTATAAGGTATGAAAAAGTGTACGCCAAAGAACTAACAATAAACCGAGGTGTAGATAACCTCTTAGAATTTGCTTTTATCAATCAAGAGCAAAAGCCAGTGAATATTGCTGGTAAAGAAATAACTTGTCGCATACTGAATTATGACGGCACTGAAATACTACTACAAAAAACTTTAGTGCCTAAATTACCTGTTACTGGCATAACCACGCTTCAACTGACCATAGATGATATAGAAAACATACCCAGTCAGTATTGCTATTATAGCCTAGAAATACCAGTCAACGAATTTGACTATCCAGTATTTGTTGACGCCAACGGTGGGGCACGCGGCAAAATCAACATCGTAAACAGTGTGCTTCCATCATTTGTGCCAGCCCGCGAAATAACAATACCCAGCCACTTGCCACCAACACCCAATGCTAACATTCCCAATATCACATACTATAGTAGTGTGATCAATACAAAAGAATTCCCTGTATTAACAGTACAAACTAAGTTTGATGAATTTACTGGTAATATTACATTCCAGGGTAGTACTACCGCTGACTTTGCTAACCCTTATCCCATTTTAGGCCCATTGGCTTATAGCAACAGCGGCACCATAAACAATGTACAGATACAGACCAGTGACGGCCATTTCACATGTGCTAACACTGACTTACTCAGAGCTGGCAGTACTGTCACAATCACAGGCACAAACACTGGTTCTGGTACCATAGTGGGCTACTCTAGTGGTGTTAGCTATTACATATGCCAGAGCAACGGTGCAAACAATTTCTTGTTAAGCAGTTTGGCCAATGGCAATCCCACTATTGCAACCACACCTGGGACAACTACTGGGCTCACATTTACAGTGAATGGTTATACTGGTGTTGATGGCCATAATCTGACTGGCTATCATCCATATGTGCGCCTACGAATTACCAACAATGGCACTAATCCCATCCTGGTGGGTAATACCAATGTGCTTAGTGGTGATGTGGTAGAGATACTGGCCAGATAAACCCAACTCAGTTGTTTTTTGTTACAGAATCGTGTAAACTCTAACTCATGTTAGATATTCTGGCTGTTCTTCCTGGTAAGAAAAAGCATACTCAAAGTGGTTGGTATGCTTTCAATGGGGTATGTTGTCACAATCGTGGTCACAACATAGATCGTCGCGGCCGCGCAGGCATAAAATTCACTGGTGACACTAGCTGGAATTATCATTGCTTCAATTGTCAATTCAAGTGTGGCATGACCCTGGGCAAACATTTCAGCCGTAATCTCAAGCAATTACTAGCATGGTGCGGACTGGACTCACAAGAAATAGACCGACTGAGCTTTGAAAGTTTTAGCCAGCGTAGTCTATTGGAAATGGTCAGGGCCACACCAGAAAATACAGAAATAAGTTTTGCGGGCATGAAGTTACCTGCCGGCGCAAGAAAAATAACACACGACCCTAAGGATAAATTTCATCATGATTATTTGGCTGGTCGCGGATTTACGATAGACGATTATACTTTTCTAACAGTTGACGATGAAGTTAGACCCAGAATAATTCTGCCTTATTTTTATGAAGGCCGAATTGTGGGAAATACATCCAGATTTTACGATGGCAGGCGTCCTAAATACCTATCCGAACAACAGAAAGGTTATGTGTTCAACATAGATGCCCAAAATCCTGAATGGAGCGTATGCATATTGACTGAAGGACAGTTTGATGCATTGAGCGTGGGTGGTTGTGCATATATGGGCAGCAACATCAGTGATGACCAGGCCAGACTACTTAGTAGATTACGCCGCAAAATCATAGTTGTACCAGATCAAGATGAAGCTGGATTAGAGATATGTGATCGTGCTCTGGAATTGGGATATCAGGTCAGCATACCCAATTGGGCTGATAGTGTCAAAGATGTAAATGATGCAGTCGTAAAATATGGACGTTTACCCACTCTGCTAAGTATACTTCAATGTGCCACCGCAAGTAAAATAAAGATAGGTATGGCCAGAAAGAGATTTAAATGACAGAATATAGCCGCGAAATACAAGAAGTTTTCATTCGCATGATGATAACTGACTACAGTTTGTTCACACGTGTGAGCAATATCATGAATGTGGAAAACTTTGAAAAAGGTTTGCGACCCACTGTAAAGTTTCTCAAAGAATACAGCGAGAAATACAATAGCCTGCCTACTAGTACGCAGATCAATGCAACTACTGGAGCCATTGTTGATGTGATTCCGGGCATGCGTGACAGCGATGTTGAATGGTTCCTGGATGAGTTTGAAGGCTTTACCAAGCGTCAAGAACTTGAACGCGCTATTCTGAAAGCAGCCGATCATCTGGAGAAAGGTAACTTTGATCCTGTAGAAAAGTTGATCAAGGATGCAGTGCAGATCAGCTTACAGAAAGACATG